AATGATAAAGCGCAGGCGCTATTTCATGAAATCGTTGTAGAAAAATCTAGAGATATCTATGAAGGTTTAGCAGAAGCAGAATCTAAAGAAGACTCTAAAGAAGAAGTTAAAGAAACTGAAAAATCTGAAGCGAAAGCAGAAGAAACAGTGAAAGAAACTGAAAAAACAGATTCAAAAGAAGAATCAGTTGACGAAGAAGTTGAAATCGAAGAAACTTCAAAAGAAGAAGAATCAATTGAAGAAGTTGGTGGCGATGCTACTGATGATTTAATTGCTGACGTTTCAGCTGATGAAAAAGGCGATGCAGAACAAGGTGCAGAAGCAAATGGTGAAGAACCAGCTGCTGACGATGCACAAGCTGATGCAAACGTTGAAAACAAAATCGTTGACTTAGAAGATGCTTTAGAAGAATTAAAAGCAGAATTCGAAAAAATGATGAGTGGAGACAAAGGCGAAGAAGGTTCTGAAGAGAAATCAGAAGAATCAGTAGCAGTTGCTCAACCAGCTCAAGATGCTCAAGCACAAGTTGCTGCAGCACCAGTAGCTCAAGAAGCTAAAAAAGATGATATGAAAAAGGAAACTGTGAAAGAGTACAAAATTAAGAAAAACGCTGACACAGCTGACCATTCAGACAAATCTGCAAAATCTCCAGTCGCTAAGAAAAACGACATGGGCGGAACTGCTAAAAACGTAGCTCAAGCTCAGGAAGATAATGCTAAAGTATCTGTTGCAAAAGCAAAAGATATGGGTGTTACATTTGAAAATGAACCAGGCAAAGACAAAGCAACTTCTTTCAAAAAAGAAGTAAAAGCTAGCAACAATGATGGTTCTGACAAATCAGCAAAATCTCCAATTACTGCTGCTAAGAAGTAAGCAATAATAGAGAAAAAAGGGAGCGGAAATGTCACTGTATCTAAGAGAACATTTAACCTACGATCAGGCTAGGATGGAAGTCTTGCACGAAGGCAAGGAAGGCAAGGACCTTTATATGAAAGGTATCTGCATCCAAGGCGGGATCAAGAATGCTAATCAAAGAGTTTACCCGATCAATGAAATACAAAAAGCGGTAAAAACTCTTAATGATCAGATCACATCAGGTTATTCTGTTCTAGGAGAAGTGGACCACCCCGATGATTTAAAAATTAATTTGGACCGTGTTAGTCACATGATTACTGATATGTGGATGGACGGTCCAAATGGATACGGCAAGATGAAAATCCTGCCAACACCAATGGGCCAACTAGTGAAAACTATGTTAGAGTCTGGAGTTAAACTAGGTGTATCCAGCCGCGGTTCTGGCAACGTTTCAGAATACGGTGGAGGACAAGTTAGTGATTTCGAGATTATAACAGTGGACGTAGTGGCACAACCTTCAGCACCGGGTGCTTACCCAACTGCAATTTACGAACATTTGTTGAATACAAAGGGCGGAAATAGAGCAATGGGTCTGGCTGCTGAGATTAGAGATGATAAAAAAGCACAGAAGTACCTCAAAGAGGCGCTAACCAACATAATAAAGGACCTAAAATAATGTTCGACGCAATACAAAAACTGGTTGAATCAGGCGTTATCGGAGAAGAAACTCAAAAGTCTATCCAAGAAGCTTGGGAAAACAAAGTTAAAGAAAATAAAGAGCAGGCTGCTGCTGAACTTAGAGAAGAATTCGCTAAGAGATACGAACACGATAAAAACAACATGGTAGAAGCTATCGACAAGATGATGACTGCTAAGTTAAGTGAAGAAATCACTAAGTTCGTTGAAGACAGAAAAGCACTTGCAATGGAAAAAGCAACATACAAAGAAAACGTAGGCAAACACTCTGCAAAATTAGAATCATTCGTAATGAATAAATTAGCAGAAGAGCTTAACGAGCTTAATGTTGACAGAAAGAGTGTACACGAAAACTTTACAAAATTAGAAGAATTCGTAGTAAGTGCTCTTGCTAGAGAAATCAAAGAATTCCACGAAGACAAAAAAGGTGTAGTGGAAACCAAAGTTAAATTAGTAAAAGAAGCTAAAGAACAAATGAAAAAACTAAAAGAAGCTTTTATTACTAAATCTGCCAAAGTAGTTGAAGACGCAGTGACTAAAAAATTGAGTGAAGAATTAACTCAATTAAAAGAAGATATCACTGCTGCTAGACAAATCAACTTTGGTAAAAAAGTTTTCGAAGCTTTCGCTTCAGAATATCAATCTTCTTACTTAAATGAGAAGAGTGAAACTGCTAGACTATTAAAAGTAGTTGATGAGCAGATGCTGAAAATAGAGGAAGCTAAGAAATCCATCGAAGAGAAACAAGCGGTGATTGAATCTAAGGAGCAAGAAATTGCTAGATCCAAAGATTTGATGGAACGCAAGGAAACGATGGTTGAGTTGCTCAAACCTTTGAGCAAAGATAAAGCAGATGTTATGAGTCAATTGCTTGAATCAGTTCAAACAAAAGACCTTAAAACTGCTTATGCGAAGTATCTTACTCCAGTGATGGATGATAAGTCAACTGCTACTGCTGGCAAAAAGATTATATCTGAAGCCAAAGGTGACAGATCACAAAGAGAAGATGCTGATTTAACAAATATCCGTAAATTAGCGGGTATATAACACTAAACAAAAAGGGAAACGATCAAATGTCAGAACTATTTGAATCAAAATGGGGCGAAACGAAAGCCGCATTAACCGAAGGTTTAGTTGGTAACAGAAAAAAGACTTTAGATATCGTTCTAGAAAACACTAGAAGAGCATTATCTGAGTCTGCTACTGCAGGTGCTACAAGTGCCGGCAACGTTGCTACACTAAACAGAGTAATACTACCAGTAATCAGACGAGTACTTCCAACTGTTATCGCTAACGAGTTAGTTGGTGTACAACCTATGACTGGTCCAGTGGGACAAATCCACACTTTAAGAATAAGATATGCTGAAGCATCTAGCGGTACAACTACAACAACTGCTGGTGAAGAAGCGTTATCTCCATTCAAGATCGCTGAAGCTTATTCAGGTGACAACTCTTCTACAAAAGCAGGATCAACTGCTTCTTTAGAAGGTACTCCTGGAAAAAAATTAAGCATCCAGATCTTAAAACAAGCTGTTGAAGCAAAATCAAGAAAACTATCTGCAAGATGGACTTTTGAAGCTGCTCAAGACGCTCAGGCACAGCAAGGTATCGATATCGAAGCTGAAATCATGGCCGCTTTAGCACAAGAAATTACTGCTGAAATCGACCAAGAAATCATCGGTTCGTTATTAACATTGGCAGGATCTGCTAACCAGCAAGCATTCGACCAATCAGCTGTATCTGGAACTGCAACTTTCGTAGGCGATGAGCATGCGGCACTTGCAATCTTGATCAACAGAGTTGCTAACACAATTGCACAAAGAACTAGAAGAGGTGCAGGTAACTGGGCGGTGGTATCACCAACTGCTTTAACTATACTTCAATCAGCTACAACTTCAGCGTTCGCAAGATCAACTGAAGGTACGTTCGAAGCTCCAACTAACACTAAATTTGTTGGAACATTGAACTCAGCTATGAGAGTGTACGTTAACGCTTACGCTTCAGATAACACATCTGTATTAATTGGTTACAAAGGTTCGTCAGAAGCTGATGCTGCTGCGTTCTACTGTCCATACATACCGTTGATGTCATCTGGCGTTGTGCTAGACCCATCTACTTTTGAACCAGTAGTAGGCTTCTTAACAAGATACGGTTACGTAGAGTTATCAAACACTGCGTCATCTCTTGGTAATGCGCAAGACTACTTAGGTACAGTAACAGTAGACTCAACAACTTTAAAATTCAAATAATCGAGAGATTAGAGAGTTTTGTAAAAAGGGCGGCTTCGGTCGCCCTTTTTTATTGGCCAAAGGTTATTCTATACTCATATAACCAAAATATTTCATCGTCATACGGATCGCAAAGCAAATCTAGAGTTTTAATTCTCCTAGATACCATTTAAATATTTCTACGGACAATTATGTTCGTCGCAACAATGTGAAAGGAGATCCACGACATGGATATCTTGAAACAAGTAAAAGCGTGGGCTGCAACACTTGCAGAAGTGGGTGTGAGCCTAATCGCCCTTGGAATCGTGTTAGAGATTCTGTTCAAAGGACAAGCAATACCGTTCTTGTCTACGGGCAGCATCATTGGTACGATCACCGCGATCATCAAAGGCTTCTCAGCAGAAGGTCTTGTAGGACTGGTAGCAATCTATGTTCTATATGGCATCTACAACAAGAAGTAATTGATGTAGTAGTAACTAGGGGCGGTGTAGACGTGCATCGCCCTTTTATCAAGTCACTTAATTTTTCTAAAATCTCAATAAATAAGAGCAGTTCAAATTGTGCTCTACAATGGTGTAGAGACTTATGCGGATAACCACCGCGTAGCTGGTAGAACCGGCATTGGACTCCTAAACAAAGGAGAAAACAAATGGGAAGACCAATCAGAAAAGACAGAATGAGTAACGTTAATACGAATGCAGAAGGCACTGCGGGTAAAATCGAAGTGACTGCATACTACCCAACTGGCGGATCTCTACAGCAAGGTGATAATTCATTTATCCATGCTCAAAGATCTTCTAGAAAGTTTGTGGTACATCAACAAAACGACTCATCTGATCAAGTTCTAAATCTAAGAGCAGTTGCTCCAGCATATTTGGCAGAAGGTCAATTTTGCGTGAGAGTGATATTAGATGACTCTACAGTGGCTTACGTAGAAAAATTCTACAACAACACTGTACACTATCGTGTAAATTCTACAGACGGATTTACTGATGGTACTTCAGGATGGGTGAAATACTCTTTAGGCTCAGAAACAGGTGGAGCAGACTCTACACCAACTTCTGGACAGGGTGTTATCGACGTTCTATAACAACGATATTAACAGTGCAAGGGAGGGTTTTAGCTCTCCCTTGTGCAGTTATAAATACAGATAGTATATGGCAAAAACACTACGCACATCAGGAGATTACACAATACGAGCAGGTGCTGGCACAGCAGGTACCAATGATATTAATTTAGACTCAAGACTCGTTAGAGTCAAAGGAAACCTTGTGGTAGATGGTGTACAAACCACAGTAAATTCCAGCACAGTACAGATTGAAGACCCTGTATTCATATTGTCAAGAAATAACAGTGGATCAGATGTTGATTCAGGTATAATGATCAACAGAGATGG